TTCTTACCACCTTGATACTCTACTGCGTGTCCTTCTTCTATGAGTAGAGCACATATGTCTTTACCCTCTATAGTGTGTGGAATACCTAATATCCTACCATACTTACCTTTACCGAGTGATTTAACCTGTAGTTTAGTACCGCAAAGTTCTTTTAATCTTTCTTTAGCTTTTAATCCTAATGCTTTTTCAGCCAGATTACGAGTTCTGCTTTCTGGTGTATCTATACCAGCTAACCTAACTCTTTGTTTGACTAACGTCACGTTAAAGCCTAAATCGATATCGACGTCTATAGTGTCTCCATCTATGACTTTAACTAACGTGCAATTATAATAAAAAGGTTCCATATTTTCCTCATATAAGTATAGTTGTGTCACCATCTATCGTGACAGTTAATTTACCAACACTTGCATTAGCTTGATAACCTTTAGGTGATTTAGGTGTACCTATGTCTAACCAAGTATTACCTGTGTACACCTGTAAAACCTCTATCGTTGTGTTCCATATAATTGTTCCTGGATCAAAATATAGTTTATCTCTTTCAGGTGTGTTTATTTGTCGTGTATTATCAGGATTGAACGAGCCTAGATTTAATTCTAATACTCGTACTAATTTGTTATATGTGTCTGCTGTGACTTCATTATCTGCTATAGGTAGTCTTGTGCTTAATAACCTACTCATCTTCTTCCGTCGTTTCTAATCTCTAACCTAGTAGCACCAACTCTCCATCCTACGTCATCATTACCTGTAGCACTTGCGTTATCATCAGACTCAAACCTAATAACTGCTTGTCTGCCTCTTGCACGTACATCTGCTTTTTTAGTTGTGCTGCCTAATACAGATGTGCTTGATGTTGATAAACTGTCTCCTGGATAATCCTTAACCTTTAACACAACGTTTAATTGACCAGCTTCGCTATTGTTTAAAAATCTTACATCAGGAATCACACGAGAGATGAATGCGAACTGTTCACCATCACCTATGTCGAAATCACTACTTTCTATAAATACGTTAGTCATAGGACTACCATCATCATTATAACCAAACTCATGTTGATATAAATAGTTGTTAGCAGTTGCTCTTGGATAATTAACTATGCCTTGATCAAGCCATGCTGTTCTGCTTAATTGACCATATGTCCAAATATTGTCTATGTAATCGTACACTACATATCTGTCTATTTCACTAGAACTACTAGAACAATAATACCAACCTACTTCGTCAAATTTACTATTACTAAAACCAAAAACTTTATAAACTTGTGAGTCGTTAAAATCATTGAACACGTAAGTTAATACATTACAGGGCACTTTTTTAACACTTCCATTATATACATAAAAATTTTCTTGCCCCATCCAAAATACACCAACAGGAGTGTTTACTGCTGCTTTTGGACCAGCTAAACCAGAAGAACTGTTTATTAAATTTACACCGAATGTGTATGGTGGTCCAATAAATTGCATACTGTATAAAGATGTGTCTGTCCAAATTAAAGTTTCTTGTCTAGTATTTATACCACCAACTATTAAACTTCCTTGGTCTAACCTTAAATCACCAGCTGTATTAGTTGTTAAAGGTTCAAAGTCTAATGCATTCTCCTGATCACTAAACGCTACTAACATAGGATCTATGCTACCAGACCTAGAACTTCCCTCTATAGGATCTGCTCCTAAAACTATTACATGTCTGTCTGTCTCTGACACTATAACCTGTAAACCAACTGTTGGAACTAAATTAGCTCCAGTTTTGTTAGCTAATTCTAATGCTCTTGTTTGACTGCCTGAAGTATGTTCTGACTCGTCCCAATAATATATTCCACCATTTCTAACGTTTATAATTAAATCCTCTCCGAAATGATCATGTGACCACAACCTTAATTGGTTTACACTAGTTAAAGCAGAAGTGCTTCCCCAACCACCTGCTCCCCATGTATTTACTCCCCAACCTGTAGAACTTACATAAACATCTAGACCACAATTTATTTGATATTTACCAATTATGGTTCCTTGACCATTACCTGAATCACTTGCGTTAGCAGTCACAGTTGTACCTGAAGTGTCTTTAGCAATTATAGTGTAAACGTTTCCATCCGTCACGGTTTGTATTTCATATTCTTGATTTAATACTGCAGCAGTTATGTTTCCTCCAAGTGATACACATCCACTGTATGTGACGAAATCACCCACCACTGCACCATGTCCTGAGTCTGTAATAGTTAAAGTAGAACTTCCGTTAGTTGCTGAAAAAGATATCTCATTGCTTCCAGTAGTTGAACGCAAAGGAGTTATATCTGTGTAAGTTGTACCACCCTCTTCTACGTAATATTTACAAGTGGTGCCTAATCCTAAATATTTAGTTCCTTCAAGTGAGACCCAAGAGTGCAACGCTCTACACGTTCCAAAAAATGTGTTATCGTTGGATTTACGCCACCCACCTATTTTTTGTGGTCTACCTTTATTAAATCTAACTAAATTTACGTCAAACCATCCTCCCTCTGTGTCATATGAGGTTCCCTCTCTGTTGATTCCTGGTCTTAATACAAATTTACTTAAAGGCATATTAAACCTCGTGCCACTCCTTGCCTTCAAATAATAAGGCTTCTGCTTCTCGTCTTCTAATTAAACCATCTAAAACTTTACCACCTGCTTTGTTCCAACGTTTTATTTGTGCAGGGACTTGATCATATTCTCCTTCGTTTAAAATTTTTAAAAGAGTAGATTTTTTTAAATTAGCTGGACCAAGATTGAATGTCCAAGACACTAAAGCGTCGAATTGGTTTTGTTGTAAAGGTACTTTAACTTCATCATTAACTGCTTCCTCAAATCTTTGTACATCTTCTAATAATAACTCTTCTGCTGTATCTTTAGATATGGTCATGCCGTCCACTACGTTTTCTGTAGAACCATAGCCTATAGTCCAAACACCTGCAGCACATTTATAACTGTGCAGTTCACATCCTTCGAATGTTTTTATTAGTGATAATCCTTCTTGTGATATCTTCATCTTACTCTCCTTTATCGTTGGTATGAGATGCTCCGAAATAAAACGAAATAATCGCACTTGCTAGTCCTCCAAGATAACCTAATACCAAATTAATGAGTGCTTCACTGTTTTGTTCTGGTGGTTGTAAAGTCACTAAAAATATATATCCTAAAAATCCACCTATAGTAAATAAACCTATGATACGAGCAGTCCAATCTTTGCTAAATATACCTCTAGCGTTTTGTTTATCAGCTACTTCTAACTTAAATACATCAACATCGAGTTCTTTCATCTGTACTTCAAACTCTTGTTCTGCTTTTTTCAGTTCTAACATTTGCTCTGGTGTAGCATTTTGTATCGCTTGTTGTATAGATTTTTGGTCATTAGATACGCCTAATACTTCAGCTATTTTACCCATAGCCATATTGCCCATCGGTCCACCTAATGCTGTGCCTATTGTAGGAGCAACTGCACCAACTAAATTCTTTAATAATCCTTTCATAATCTACACCGTATATATAGTTAATTTTAATTTTTTGCCTTTAACTTGTATAGGCTTTAATAATTTTAACCTAATTTTACTGTTTTGTTTAGTTTTGCTTCCTATAATTAAATCTTCACCAACTTCTTTTGTAGAACTTTCTAATCTTGCAGCTGTATTTACAGCATCACCAATAGCAGTGTAATCGAATCTATTGTCACTTCCCATGTTGCCTATTACAGCTTCTCCTGAGTTCACACCTATACCTATCTCAACTTTAGGTAAACCCTCTTGAACTAATTCTTTATTTAACTCTTCCATATTGTTTTGTATGTCTATAGCACATTGTATAGCTTTGTCTTCATGGTTTTCTAAGTCAAGTGGTGCATTAAATATAGCCATCATTGCATCACCAATATATTTATCCACCATACCATTATGTTTTTGTACAGCTAATTGCTGTGCAGTTAAGGCTTTGTTCATGATGTATGTGACTTTTTCAGGCTCAACGCTTTCACTTAACGAAGTAAACCCTCTAACATCTGTAAATAAAAATGTTGCATATTTTCTTTCGCCTCCTAGTTTTAATAATTCTGGGTTATCTTGTAAACGTTTTACTTGTCTTGGATCTAAATAGTGTTCAAACTGTTTTTTAATTTGTTGTCTTAATTTGTATTGTTCTCTAAACCTTATATAAAATGCAACTGTTGCTGTTATAAATTGTGATATAAGTGTCCATGTGACATCTATTAAATAGCCACTCTGTATTAATCTATATCCTGTAAAACTCGTACAGACCATCAGTAAAACAGCACTTATAATGCCCCATGATACACCAAATCTATTTAATGCAGCCCATGTCAGAGCTACGAATGTGAAAAAAAGCATCATTTCTAACGCTAATGCCCAATCTGGGACGTGTGGACTATCTTGTATAATTATTGATTCAGCAAGTGCTGCTTGTATTTTATGTGGCTCTAATAAACCAACTGGCGTAGCTATTTGTGGCATCACACCGTTTGCTGTCACACCTACAAACACAAACTTACCATTAACATTCATTTCTTGTAAATCTGTTTCTTCTGTTTTTACCCAACTAATCCATTTGCGACCAAGACTGTCTGTCTTAACAGGTGGTAGTCCACGTATAGCTATTTCTTGTATTCCATTTTCGTTAGTAGTTATAACATATGTTTTTACGTCGAACAATGATTTATACACTTGAGTCCCGAAAGAAGCTAACCAACCATCAGGAGTCTTAAATAAGAGAGGAATTCTCCGTACTAATTGATCAACTTCTACGGGAGCGATCGCTATACCTTGTAGTGTTTCGTCATATAAATAATAATTTTGTTTTACCCCAGTTATTTGTATACCACCTACTTCTTCACCTTTTATAACTGTTCCTGTTGTTTTAGGGTAAGAATTATTAGGAGTTTCAAACATAGCCAACACACTAGGAGCATAACCTAAAGATCTTACAAACTCCTCATCCCCCATAAGTCGATCAGGTTGTGGGAAACTAATCACCCAACCTACACCTAATGCACCTTTACCAAGTATATCTAACTGTATTTCCGCTAACCTTTTTCTAGGTAGAGGCCAACCACCCTCACGCTCAACATCTTCTTCAGTAATATTTAAAATCATAAAATTATTACTAGGTTGCTGTGTTTTTATCAAAGCATCAAAAGTTTTTAATTTTATTATTTCTGTGGGTGTAGATTGAAACAACATGGGTAATGCTAATAAAGGCATAAGTATGTATATTAAACGTTTCATCATCCTCCCTGTGTTATTTTTATCACGTTGTCACTACCACCATTTATTTTTATTACATTAGAAACTCCGTCTTGTATCAATATAACTGTGTAAGACTCACTTCCGTTTATGTCTAATCGTACACTTTCGTTTACTTCTCTTCGCATACTTATCACGTTTCCTGTGATTAATGTAGTTATTTGTGTGTCTGGATCTTTACCTAACAATGTGCCTGATATCTGTATGCTGGTTGCTTGTGCTAACACATCTTCTTCCTCTGCTATAGCTAAAGCGTCTAAAACGTTAAGTAAATCTTCAAGATAATTTACATCAAGATAATTTATATCTAGTTCTGTAAACTCTAGACTATCTTCTTTTAAATAATCTTCAGCGAGATAATCCACGTCTAAATCGTTAAAATCTAACACACTATCGCCTTGTGTTGTTGATGTTTCTTCTTCTAATACTATTTCTTCTTTAGGTGGGTTGACTATAAGCATGTTGTCTATCAAATCTAAAGTTAAATCTAAAATTACAGGTTTAGTTGGTGTTGACTCAAATACGTTTACTGTAGTTGCTTCATAAGGTTTGTTTAAAACTACTGTGCCCATAGCTGTGACGACTTCTATTTCGCCACTAGATAAACCTAAAGCATCTGGTAATAAAATTATTAAACTGCGTCCAAGCTCGTCTACAGTAGCTGTAAAATCTGTGCCACGTATAGCAATGTTTGCTGTAGGTGTAGATAATTTTATGTTTTGTTTGTCTATTCGGTTTAGATTACCTGTGATAAACCTTGCTGTGCCTAATGCAAAGTTGAGAGACATTTTAGACTTGCTTGGATCTGGGTCATAAATGTATTCATCTATGAGCAACTGTGAGTTTTCAGTGAGTTTTACTATAGACTCGTCTAAAAAAGTGATAGCCATACGACCATCTCTAGTTATAGCTTCATCGTTGCTTTGTATAGCAAACTTTAAATTAGCGTCATATGGTTTATCTCTTAATATCTGTGCTGTGCCGTTAAGTTCAGACACATCACCTATATTAACAGCTTGTGCTTGTACCTTGGTCGTTTTGAATGACGCAAACAGTAGAAGCAGCAGTACCAGAGACGGATATAATCTTAAGCCAATCATTGTCTAATGTACTCAATTGTGAAATATTAAAAGTTCTAGATCCACCTGTATGGTCAAGGTAAAAATATCCACCTGCTGATGCATTGACGCCAGTTCCTGTATAAGTGACTGTGTTGTCACTACCATCAATATCCATATAGTTAGTAGCTCCATCAATATTTATATTAGATGTCACAGTATTATTAGATCCGTTTATGATCCAATCTAAATCAAGAGAAGAAGCTAAAGCTGTTGTTCCTTGGTTTAATGTGAATGTATTACCACTACCTGTCACATCTACATTTTGATTTGAGCCATCTGCACCATATGTATCAGTTGGATCAACTTGTATAGTGAATGAGTTAGTTCCACCATCAAACTCGTAAAAGCCTGTAAAGTTGTCAGCAAAAATATCTCCTAAAAACTTATTAGTAGCACCTATCATATTAATGTCAAGTGTCATACTATTACCGTCTAAATCAAAAGGATTTAAACTTCCTGCTGTAGAGTTTAACCCACCTATAATGTTAGATATACCAAGCTGTTCCAAATCTATATTAGCACCTGTGCCAGATTGATCTACATATATTTCATTGTCTGCTGCAATAACTGATAACGAAATTACAACGAATAAACTAATTAATTTTTTATTCATAGTTAAATTATTCTACTCTCTAGTTCTGCAATTGTATAGTCCAGTATTTTCTCTCATAACCTTGCTTAATAATTTCTAAAACTCCACTTTCTATAGCTTTCATAAGAGCTATAGTAGATGACTCGTTTCTAGCATTTCCTAATTCTATCTCAACTAACTCTGTACCTGCTTCTATAAAACGGAATACATCTTCTGATTTACCATAACTGAATATTGTTTTTTGACTTAACACTTCTAGCAACACTTCGCCTGTAGCAACTGAAACCATGCGTAAACTTACTGTTATGTTATCTTCTCTATACTGAACACTATTCCCTATTCCTAGATATCTCGCTCCGACACCTCCACTTTCTAAATTTGCTTCGTAAGATATAACAGCTCCTTCTATTAAAATACCTGCGAATAATAAAGGTCTAAGAACTTTTTTATCCTCATCTTCAGTTGCAGTTTGTTCTCTAGCTGATCTTATGAGCTGTCTTTCTTTAGTAAGATTGTCTAATCCCACTCTTTCTACAACTCTAAAAAACTTACCGTCTCCTGCGTGTTTTAACGCTCGTATAAGTAAAGCGTTAGGTTGTTGAGTTATAGCTGTACTAAATAAAGCAAACTCACTGTTGCTTTTACGTTGTCCTGTTTGATCTGTAAATGATGTAGGATATACAGCAACTACAGGGCTGACTTCTGGTATGGGTACGTTTTTAAGTTCTACTGACTGTAGATCATGTATAGTAGCAACGTCTTTTAAAAACCTTTGTTCATGTGTATCTTCGAACTGATCGAATAACGAACAACTAGAAAGTAAAAGTGCCGATAGGTATAACGATTTCGGTGACTGTGCCATCTGCTTCTGTAATTTTTAACGTTAAAGTTGTACCATCACTTGTATATTCTATAGTATTACCCTCTAGAGTAATGGTACCAGAATTTTGCGGTGTTTCTCCGAATAAGTTGTTTACCAATTGTCTTGACAACTCAGCGTAGACTCTTGACTCAAGATTACGCATGAATCTAGCTAATGTAGAGTTTTCTTTTTCTCTTTTTATTTCATCTTGTAATGCTTTTATTTCTTCTTTGAGTGTAAGTTTACGTGTGTATTCTTGATTCTCTATGGTTAGATAATGACTAGAAGTCCCTACTCCATTAAAACTTGGTGATTTAAATTTATGAGTTATAGTGTCTGCCCATAAAGGGTTAGTTAAGAGTACAAGAAAAAAGAATACACAGAGAAACCCTGCTATCCTATATATCCAAATGTTATCAGTCTTTTCTTTGATCATCTCTACTCGCTTTAGCTATCTTATTACTGTCTATAAGTTGTGGCACACCTAATATAGTTTTCACTAATGTGTCTTGTCTTATAATCTCATTGTCTAAACTACGTACTCTGTCTATAAGTGCAACTAATATACCGTGTTGTGTGTCCAATTTAGTACCAAGTCTTTCTTCTATTGCTGCTATTTGTGCTTCTACTTTCTCATCAACAGTGTCTAGTTTAGTTTCCATACCGTCTACAATACGCATTATAAGTTTATAAATAAACCAACCTAAACCTAATGCTGCAGCTATAGGGAAACCGACTTCTTGTATTAAAGTGACAGCAGATTCCATTTAAATAAAACTAGCTATTACTATAGCACCAACTATAAACGGATACACTCCCCATATTAAATTTTCTAAACGTTTAAATTTTAAAGAACCCTCATCGAGACGTTTTTCTATATACTCAAAACGTATTGCATTTTCTCTTTCCAGAGCCTCTGCTAATGCTGATTCTTTAAAAAATTTCATTTCTTTTTAGTTTTTTTAACTCTTTTAGTAGTCCAAGCTTCGTCGACATCAGGTGTAGATTTATCATCAGCCACATAATGACCTTTTTTGTTCCTAGCTCTTACTTTTACTTCTTCAGTTCCTGTAATGTTTCCCCATAATCTTTTTAAAAAGCTCATACTACTTATCCTTTGCTTTTAGTACGTTTAACGCACACCAGTCTATTACTTTATATAAATAACTGAACCAATGGTCATCTTTAGGTGTTGGTGTAATTGCTGCTATCACAGAAGCAATAGAAATTATTGCTGTAATCCATACTATTATGTTTGCCCACATCATTCTTTCTCTCCTTCAGATTGCTCTGAGTTTAATATTTCATCAGCTTGTTCTTTAGTTTCTTTTATTAAAGCCTGTTGAAATACGTTTAAACTAGCTTGTATTTGATCTAACTCAAACTCAAGCCTCCCTTTTTTATTTAATAAATCTTTACATTGATTCATAAAATAAACTTGTTTTTTATTGAGATCTGATTCTTTGTATTCAGTTCCGTCTATGGTGACGATATTTTCGATTTCTGACATAATTACACCTCCTCTAGTGTTTGTGTCTTATTAACTATTTGAAGTAATATATGCTTTACCTGTAGTGATAGCATTCGTACAATCAGTTTTTTTACTGCTTGATGAACCTGTTATATTAGGTGTCTCATTGCTTCCGTCATACGCTAAAATAACTTCTAAATGATCTACATTTCTTTGGACCATTGTATTTATTTCAGCTTGTGTCATGCCTTCAACATTCCAACTTCCAGCTTTTACACCATTTATAAGGTTTACGCTGTCCGTAGCCATATTAAGACATTCTGTGACTGTTTGTGTTGCCATATTATTCTCCTTCGTTTAATTTAGCTTTTAATTCTTCAACTTGTGCAGAAAGTTCTTTTACTGCATTGATAAGTGGGTAAATAAACATACTTTCACTTATCATTTGCGTTCCATCTTTTTCTTCTGACCAACCACCAAAAGTATCTACACCTTGTTTATCAAGTGCTGCTTTTACTTCTTGTGCAATCATACCATGTAGTTTTAAGTCAGTATTTTTTTCTTGTTCTCCTCTAATTTCTTCGGGTACATCTTTTTGTTCTTTCCAATTATAAGTGACTGGTCTTAAATCATTAATAAAAGATAAACCAAGATTATCTGTTTCTATATTTTCTTTTAGTCTTTCATCAGAACTATGTGTCCAAGTAGCATTATCTGTCCAAGTATTCGTTATAAAGTTAGAGCTATATCCTATTTTTACTGTGTTATTGGTAGTTAAACTTAAACTTCTACCAAAACCAAAACGAGAAGCAGCCGATGCAGAATCCACATTATTACCATATCCAACCATAACATTATCTGCACCAGTAGTGAGAGTAGAGCCTGTATTACTACCTATAATAGTATTATAATTACCTGTAGTTAAATTCATAGCTGCTCTATAACCTAATACTGTTGCATGAGCTGCAGTAGTTAAATCTTCACCAGCTTCATAACCCATAACAACATGAGAATCGCCTGTAGTACAGTTGGTTAATGCTGCATATCCTATTGCTGTATTACCACCTGCTGTTGTGTTTGCATCAAGTGTAGCAGTTCCAAATGCTGTATTACCACCACCTGTAGTATTTGCACCTAAAGCTGCATAACCAACACCTGTATTATTATTTGCTGTGGTAGTTGCATCACCAGCAACATACCCCATAAAAGTATTACCATCACCAGTTGTAATAGCTTGTCCTGTATTATATCCAACACAGACATTTCCACTTGGACTATTAGAATTTAATAAAGCATTTCTACCTATAGCTACTTGATAATTTCCTGATACATTAGCATTAAGTGCATTAATACCGATAGCAACATTACTACCACCACTAGTGTTTGCCCTTAAAGAATGTTTACCTACTGCTGTATTTTCATTACCTGTATTGTTTTCTAACGCTTCAACACCTACAGCTACATTACCTGCTCCTGATAAAGTATCTAGTAAAGCTGCTCTACCTACAGCGACATTATCAGTACCAGTTGTTAGCTTACCCATAGCTTCATAACCAACAGCTGTATTATTAGAACCTGTAGTAATTGCATCTGCACACAGAGTACCTAGTGCTGTGTTTTGTGCTCCAGTAGTAGTGTTTTGTAAAGCACTTCTACCTACAGCAACGTTATTTGCACCTGTTGTATTACTTAATAAGG